AGAGGAGAAAAAATTCTGTGAACGTGCATCGATGTCCTCGTTAATGCGGTCGTACTGTGCTTGTTCATCTGCGGTGAGATCACGCTTCTCGGCGGCAGCAGCATCGAGCAAACCCTTAGCCGCGTGCCAAGCCTCCTGACGCGCCTCCACCTGACGCTTCAAATATTCCATTTCGGAATTCTCCTAAAGAATTGTTGGGATTGTTTATGCTCCGGCGCGGCTCCGCACACGGTACGAAAAAACCGGCTCCGATTTTTTCGCGGTGGACATGCCCGGAATTGAACCGGGGTTTGGACAAATTAAATTTTTTGGATTTGTTTTGTCCACTCATCCTGTCATGCCCGAGTCCCCTAACCGGCCCGCCCACCGTCCGGAGGGCTACCGGTTAGGGAAAACTAGATAGCTTTCGCCAACAGGTCGATTTGCTTCATCAGCAAACTAACCGGAATCTTTGCCACCGGTTCATCTACACCGGCCGCACGGTCGACAACCTTACGGAGGATGCCGGCCTGATCTTCGTTCAACTCGCCGGCCTCGAGTGCGGAGATAGCATCCGCGAGAGCCGTCGGATCCGTTTCGGTACGCTTCGCAATAACTCGAAGATTACGAACCGATGCGGTAGTTTGTGGGTACGCTGGCACGGCCGTAACGACGCTTACCTCGTGTAAGCGTACTTCGAGAAGTGTTCTCTCCCCGCCGTCCGATGACCACGAATCCTTCACGGTTGAGAAACCGAAACTCATTCCGGTGATATCTCCCCTTGAAACCAAAGCGCGGATATCGCGGCCGGCCGTGGTATCAGGTAGATCGATCTCCACATAACCGCCCTCAGCACGGTCCTCGATCCGGAGAGTCTTAGCCCGCGTCGAACCCAAAAGCATCGTATCGTCGTGATTCACATAAGCCCGAATATCATTCTTCGATTTTAGGGTCCGGGTGAATGCGCCTGGGGCGATACGCTCCGTGAACGGCAGCGGCAGCGAAGGTTCGTTGTATCGCCATGCGTAGCCGGCGAATGTCATCCCGTCACCTTCGGACCGGACTTCGCAAACCGTCGCCTCGAAGGTGCGGATTTCGACGTTACTCATTATGTTCCTTTCGCCGCGGATCATCTCCGCAGTACGTTCCAGCCATGCCCGGGCCGGTTCGGGATCCAAAGGATCGATTCCCCACAAGTAATGTGCGACGGCACCGGCACCGGGCCAACCGTCATCATCAGGATCAGAATTAGACGGCGCCTCGAGGTCGACAGCGTGACGGGCCGCCCAAGCATTAGCCCGAATAACTTTGTCGTCCGACATTTCCCCATCAGCCATTAGACGGGCCTCCCGGATCGTTTGATCGGTGAGGCCGTCACCGCCGAATCCTTCCGCCCGAAGCTCGAGCCCGCGGGCCGCGGCCGCCTGGATATATACGGGGGGTTCGACCTGGCGGCTCTCAAATGATCGTGTCGACTTCGGGTGATCTTCCGGGAGAAGATCATTATCGGTAATGTAGTTAGGATTTTCGGGTGAACCGGTTCGAAGCAAGAAAAGGAAAGAATTCACCCGGGCCATAGCCCAGGCCCCTCGAGTCTGGCCCGGCCGGTGACTAGTCGAATAAGCCCCCGCGCCGCGGCGGTATACGGCGGCTAGCATCCCGAAGGTTGCCCGGGTCCAATCCGGCCGGTCATCCTCCGCCATTTCGTCGTTATGTTCGGAGACTTTATTTCTTAGTGCCGTTTCGGTCGCCTCCGATAATTCGATATCCCCACCCGGGCCGCCGGCGGATCCCGGTTCGTTCATGTCACTACCAGAAATCTGGTCAGCTTCCGGTGCCGGTGTATCCGCTTGCCGTTCCTCACCCTGCCAAGCATTGCAATAGTAGGCACCAGAAACGAAAGCTTCCCACCTTGAACACCACGCTAAATCCTCTTGAACTTGTGTCTCATCATAGAAAACACAATTACCGCAAGCCCGACCCTCCGGGACTTCATCCGCTAAAGCCGGCCGATAGTTCGATGGGAGCTCACGGTAGGATCCGCCCGGTTCCATATCCTCGGCAATCGAGATAGCGACCATTTGATCGATTGCATCCTGCTGCGTTGTATGACATCCGATTACTTCGCCGTCCTCTTTCACGACAGCGTAACCCGGGCATCCTTCGGCCTCACCTTCACCGGTAACGAAGTAAGGCATTAGCTCGTCTGCCTCAACCACGAAATCGTGTGAGAACCGGAATCACTCACCGCATAAACAGATTCATTCGGATACAGATCAAATTGGATTGTTGATTCCTTAACCAATCGAAGTCCCGTCGCAATCGTCACCGATTCATTTCCCAGGAATAATGCTTTCGTATTGTCATTGTTATGAACAATGATTTTGCTTGCCCCTGGATACGCTCCGCCAACAAGTACCGGGGTAGCCGTGCCGACCGTGACTTGCCCACTAGTAATCATTTCACTCCACCGGATACGCTGCTGAGGGATTCAAAGGATCGAAGGCGGCCGCCTGCTGCAACTGCACCGAAGGCAAACCGGTATGGTCAATTTGCGGCAGGCCCATAGCCTGCAAAACCTGTTCCGGCGTGAACCCGGAAGTAATCAAACGGACCGCATTCTGGACCCGCTTTTCTGTTTCAACAATGTTTGCGGCCGCAAGATTCACGTTAGCAAGGCTCACCCGGTATTGATCCCCGTCCTCAACCGGTGGCAAATCCTCGAGCCGGTGAATATCATTAATCGACAGGAATCCGGCCTGCATCGCAATCGAATAGGCCGAGAATCGATCTTGAAGGCTTGCCCGCAAAAGCGAATCCACATTGATCCGAAGGAAAGCATCACCGGGAAGAAGCTTCGTGTAGGCCGCTTCGATCTTTGAAATATATGGAAGCAGCGTGTAGGTCACGAATTGGCGGGAAGATTCCTCTACCGACGCATAAGACATTGCACCTTGCCGCGTCGATTGCAACATATGGACAGGGATGCGGAAGATTCTTGCCACTTCCTCCACGGCGAATTCACGGGACTCGAGGGCTTGAGCATCCGTCGGATCCACGGAAGTTTGAGTGTATTTCGCGCCGGCGGATAGGATCCCGGGCCGGTGGGATTTCCTCCATCCCTTGTGCCCGGCCTCCCAGGAATCCTGCAAAGTCTGGGCCTGTTCCTGGGTGAGCTCGTATGGCACTTCGATAATGCCGGCCGTTGTGCTACCGGATCCGAAAAAGGTAGCGGCGAATTCCTCGAGTGCCTTTGTTAAACCAAGGGTTTCCCGAAGTTCGGTGATTCGTGAAGTGCCACGAAGTTTCCCCGGTTGCCGAAGTTCCGTGATGTGAACTACGTCCTCTTCCGGGAGAATGAAGCGGCCGTTATCGATGCGGAACTCGATCCGCATCGTTTCCCGGTTACGGACAACCTCGACCCGGCGGGGATCCATCACATGAAGGGCGATAATGTCACCGCGGGAATCACGAATGATCCGGCTAAACGAATTACCGTCCACAAGCAAAGAAACCAAAAGGGCCTGGTAATGGTCGGATCGTTGCATCGATGGATCCGGTTCCGGGCTATCCACCCATAGGCATAGTCGAAATAGAATCCGAAATCAAACGGATAGCGGCATACACCGGGCCGATCGTGAACGAATTCTCTTGAGTGATCCGGACACCGGAACGTGTCCCGGCCGGGACATCGGCACCCATCTCGAAAAGCTTTTGGTAAGTAATAGCCCGCTTCTCCGGAGAAGAAAACAAATTGTTAAGCATTCTTGCTCCGTTCGATTGCTATTCCAATCAGCACCAGGAAAATTCCGCCGGTGATGAATCCGGCCGCCGGCTCAATCAGGGCCGCACCCGCAGTAACGGATACCGCGCCGATCAGCTGCACAATAGCGGCCATTATTTCCCTCTCATGAAAAGAACATAGGAACAGACGGTTTCGGTGCTTCCCGGTACATCGTTGCCCGGTCGAAGGCACCCACGGCACAAACCGCGCCGTCGATTTTGCGTAAACTCCAACGGTTTTCCTTAACGATCCTCGGCCCTAACCGGTCCGTTTTCACTAC